CCTCATGGTCGTCGCAGAAGTTCCCCAAGAACCGTGTCGTGTCCAGACGCATCTCCACCGTGAAGTATCGGGTCGCTGGTTTGTAGCAGTCCTGCAACTCGCAGAGAACCAGATCAATCGGCCACACTTCCCATTCTGGCGTTCCGCATATGGCCCGCTCAGGAAGCATAGGAGGAACCATAGCGTTACGCTCAGATAGCGTCTTCTCCTTATGGCATCCATTGCATAGGAGTTGACACTTGTCAAGCTCACCTTCCAGGCGCCCCCAGGCATAAGACCAGAATCTAGAAATCTCAAAGGACTTAAGCAGCGGATTAACATGATCGAACTCTAGACGCGTCTCATACGTCTCCAGAGCTTCCTCATTATCAATACCGCAATGGTTACAGCGCCCGCCCAGGTACGTAAGCATCTCAGCGAACCTATGCCGCCGCCGCCTTGCCTGAGCCATAGCGTTAGTAGTCATCTAGGCTATCTCCCCTGTAGTCTTCTGGATACTTACTCTTCCGCTTATAGTCCTGAGGACTCTTAAACGTCTCCGCTCTGATCTTAGGAGCCCGTAATTTAGCCTGCCAGGCCAGACGCCGGAGCGTCTTCCTATCTAGTTCCTCATTATCATCCATCTCATTCTTTCTAGTTGTAATTACCCTTCTATCTGTAATTATGTCCAGGAGGACCCTCTAATACAGGGCCACCCCTAATAATCTAGGATTATTCCAATATTAACGCCTGAATACGCCCCTCAGCCCGGATCCGTACCTCCTGTACGCTCTGTTGAGTTTTCCCCAGTACATCCGCTACCTTAGCGTCATTAAGGATCCCGTCCAGGTAGTAGAGCCCCATAACCCTCCGCTGAGTAGCCGTGAGATAATCCATCGCCCCGTATATAGCGTCTAAGTCATCAGAGAGATCCTCAGCATCTCCGTAGCTAGGAACCAGCCCAGTAACCTCAGTAGCCTCCCAGGCTACGTTAGCGTGGAATCCATGCCGCCGTAGAGAGCTTCTAGATCCCGTAGTAGCGAAATCCACGGAAGCGGACATAATCCCCAGATTACGCTTAATCCAGATCCCCGCATAAGCCATAAACTGATTAGGATGGGTAAATTCCTCCCAGGGAGCCGCATCCCACGACTCTATAAGCGCCAGACGCCCCTCCTGAGCGTACTCCATCGTAGAGCCGCGCTTAGCCTTATTCCACTTACGAGCCTCCCATACAGGGAGAAACCCGTACCTAGAAAATAGCCCATCCATATCAGGCTTAATCATCCCAGGAGCCGCTTAGCTTCCGTAACAATATTATTCCGTCCTTCATCAGCCTCAGAAGGACCTCCGCTAAGATCCGTAAGCGTATGCTCCGCATCCGTAGCCGCCGCTTCCTTAGCATATCCCGCGCTAACCTTCTCACCAGTGGTAAGGAAGTGCTCAGCCTGAGCCCGCGTTAGCTTGTACTTACCCATAAGTTTAGTAGCTGCATCCATCGTAATCATTGTGGCTCCTTAGTGTCAGCACTTCTAGCGGTTCTAGCCGCTTTCTGATTAGCTTGTAGCCGGAACTCTTGAGCCCGTCTAACTGAGATGCCCTCAGGAGACTGATCTCTACGCTCTTTTTCCTGCGGAGCAGCTCCTAGGAGAACGATTCCTTTAGTTGTACTGTAAAAGCTTCTAGCCATTATACGCTCCTTAGGTAGGTTATGTGTTCTACGGTACGCTAAGCTAGTCCAGAATGCAAGCCCTAATCTCCTGCATAGCTTACACTATTTGAATGCCATGCACCGCTCCGATCAGGCTCCGCGGACCATATCCCAGGCGACCGGAGCCATAGCTCCCTTACGCATATTACACTCCGCGCATGATGGAAGGAGATTCTCTATATCGTTAGATCCCCCTAAAGCTATTGGCATAACATGATCGTAATGCGCCCACGGTTCTCCGCAGTACGCGCATAGTCCGCCCCACTTTTCCACCAGAGCCGTGAGCTCAGTAGGTGACGCGGAGCCAGGAGCGCCACGCCGTCTAGCATCACTACCAGCCCTAGCCGCCTTCCCCGCTGGAGTCCTACGGTAAGCCGCCCTCTTAGCCTTAGCTTCCGGAGTACTATTATAGGCCGCCTTCTTAGCCTTAGCTTCCGGAGTACTGTCGTAAGCCGCCTGCTTAGCCTTACCCGCTGGAGACCTAGCGTAGGCCTCCCTCTTAGCCCTAACCTCCGGAGTACTATCGTAAGCCGCCTTCTTAGCCTTAGCTTCCGGAGTACTGTCGTAAGCCGCCTTCTTAGCCTTCTTCTCCTCCTCCGATTGTCCTACCATATGCATTAACCCCATTCCGCTAATTTAGCCTCATCTGGCGGATCAGGAATATCTCCCCGGAAAGTAGCCCTAGCGACCATATGCCGCACTCCCACGATCCCAGAGCGCGCCTTAAGGAGCGTCTCCAGGTTCCGCTTCTGAGCTTCCCAGATAGGAGTAAGCGCGATCATCTCCGCCTCCACTGGCCTAGAAATCAGAACCTCATCCTTAGCCCCGCCGTGCTTTCCCTGGACCCTTCCTAGCTCATCTAAATACTGGAGATCCACGTAAACCTCCTCCAGAGCTTCCGCCATATCCTGAATAGCTATCAGAGCTCGCCGCGTGGAAGTTGACATCTCAGGATCAATATTAGGGCGCTTAGACATTATGCGAACCTCACTAATTCCGTAGGTAGAGAATCAATATCGTAGCCGTGGCCCCAGGACCGTCCGTAAATCTCACCAGACGCCGTAAGGGAAACCTCCCCAAAATCCGTAGTCATAATATCAGCGACCCGTCCCACGATATCCGGAGCGTTAACCATAGGAGCCTGACCCAGAAATTCATCATGGATAGGGAGTAGGATCCCAGGCCAGATTTCCGCATCATCGCGGAGACGTAACATAGCCTCCGCCAGAACGTCCCTAGCCGTAGACTGGACCATATAGTTAGTAGCCGCGTACATCCTATCCTTATCCAGCGGAAGTAAACGCCCGCTAGGAGTCTCGATAGGGCGCGCTCCCTGCCCGCTCCGCTCCTGGAGACGGTTACCGTAACGCTTCACCTCAGGGTAAGCCCTATGGAAACCCTTAAGAGCCGCTCTAGCTTCCTCAAAGGAAACCTTAGCCCGAATGGAAAGCTTACCCGCTCCGCCCCCGTAAACGATCAGGAAATTAACCATCTTAGCTAGCCGCCTATCGATAGCGACTAACTCCGCCGTCGTGGTATGGAGATCGATCCCATTATGGATAGCCGCTATCATCTTCTTAGCGCCCGCCATAACCGCCAGGACCCTAAGCTCTATCTGATCGTAGTCCACGGAGTAAAGAACGTGCCCCGGATCCGCTACCAGCATCCTCCGGATCAGAGCGTCCCTCGAGGGTAACTGGTGGAGAGGAGGATCAGAAACCGCCATCCTAGCGGTACGCGCCTTAAGAGCCCGGATAGAAGGATGGATACGATCCTCAGAATCCTTAGCCTCCAGCATAGATTCCACGTAAGACGTACGTAACTTCCCCACCTTAGCGTAAGCCTGGACCATCTCTACCGCTGGATGATTGATACCGTCCAAAGCGTCCGCGGACACCGATAGCTTCCCGCTAGGAGTCCGAACCGTAAGATCAGCCCCAGCCTCCAGGAGAGCCTTAAGAGCCTGATCGTTAGAGTTAGGATTCTCGATACCCATATGCTGGAGCTTCTGGAGGAGAATATCCTCCTGATCTAGCAGATACTCCCTTAAAGCCTCCGCATAAGGTACATCCATCAGGATCCCCGTACGCTGGATATCAGCCGCAGCCTCCTGAGTAGCGTACTCAAAGGAGGCCAGATCCTCCAGCCCCTTCTCCTGGAGCTTCTCAGAGAATATCTCAAAGAGCCCAGCCGTTATAATACAATCCACGCCCGCGTAATGCTCATAGCTTGGCTCCCCGAACGGTACCCGTAGGAACCGCTCATCCATAGGAACCTTATTCTTACGCGCCCAGTCCTTAAGCGCCTTCTCCCCATCCCTGAGAGCCGGATCTATATAATGCTCCCCTAGAGGCTTAAGAGCCATTCCCACGCCACCATCAGGACGACCCCGCGGATCCAGAAGATGAGCCATAACCGCCGTATCAGAACCTAACTTCCATAGCGTATGCTTATAGCCAGCCGCCTCCAGAGAAAGAGCGTCAAAGGAGAGATTATGAGCTACCGGACGCTGGAGGACCTTTAGAGCATCCTGGACCGCCGTACGGAAATCCTCATATCCTTCCTCCACTGGAATAACCCACGCTTCCCGCTTAGTACCGAACTGGACCAGCCGGAGCTTCCAGTCCACGCTAAACATCCGGAAGTCCGTAGACTCCGTATCTATAGCTACTGGCCTATGAGCGTTATCGTACACCCATTCTAGGAACTCCTGGAGATCCTCAGGGACCGTAGCTACCCTAGTGGTAACCGGAGCATCCAGGATCTCATCTGTATAAGTTCTCATGCATTCTCTCCCATATCGTTAGTATCTGTATAGATACGTTTACGCTCAGCCTCAGTAGTGAGACGTACCCCAGCTATAAATACAGTACCTCCCGCTCCCCTCTTCTTAACTAATCCTCTGGACTCTAACTCCCTACCTAGCCATCTGGAAGAGTAAGCCGTCTCAGCCGCATCCTCAGCGAAGTCCTCCCACGCCTTAAACGCCGCGGAAAGCTTAACCTCTTCTCCAGGAGCTTCCACCAGGACCCCAGGGTAATAGCCCGCCAGGAGGTTAGCGTTATCCCGGAGGTTAAGTGTAGCCGCCACTACCGTATCTGGCTCCATAAGCCCGCTCTTATACCACCAGGAAGCGCCGCGCACCGTCCAGGCCAGAACGCCCTCAGCCTCCTCCCGGAGCTTTTCCCCTAGGTAATGATCCCGCTCCTCAGGCTTAAAGTACCTAGCGAACGGAACCAGCTTAACCCGCCTCCATAGACCCTCGTCCACTCCCCGGAACTGAGGGAGATGGTTAGTGGCCATAAGGATAAGATGGCGCGGACGGAACTCCATATCCTCCTGATAGAGATGACGCGCGGTTATCGTATCAGACCCCGTCATAGACTTAACCAGAGCCTCCCGGATAGGGGCCCCTTGCTCCCCCTCAGCCGTAAGCGTAAGCCGGTTACCGCGGAGCCTAGCTAACTCAGGACTAGCGCCCCCTCTAGACCCAGCCCCCTCAAAGACTGAGAAAGGAACCGTCTTAACAATAGGACCAAAGATATCATGCAGAGCCTCAAAGAGAACCGTCTTACCGTTAGCGCCATGACCAAAGAAGATAGCCATAGCTTGCTCCCTAGTGGAGCCCGTAATTCCGTAGCCTATAAGCCGCTGGAGGAAATCCACCATATCGGAATCCTCCACCATAATCTCCTCGAGGAACTTTTCCCAGCGTGGCGCCTTAGCGTCCGGATCATACGTAGTATCTATCCGGTTAGACATCAGGTAAGCCGGATCCTCCGGACCTAGGCCCCCCGTACGTAGGTTCACTACTCCGTTAGCCACTAGGAGGAGATCCTCCCGGTTATCCATATCGTCCGGTTCTACCTCAGGGACTAGAGACGCTATCTCCTTTAGGACCGCATCCCTAAAGTACGACTGACCCAGCTTACGCCCGATACTGATAGCAAACTCCATTCTAGGAGTACGCTCATCCTCAGGTACGGACCCACCGTACCGGAGGAGGACGTTACGGAACTTATGGAGCGTAAACCGGAGCTTATGCTCAGACCCAGGCCACCAGACCCCATCAGCATAAACCACCGCTCCATAGCCGCGGATATAGATAACGTCCAGATCATTCTCCCGCGCCCACTTAAGGAAAGCGTCCGCAACGCCCGCATTAGTAGAGTCCTCAATACCCCCACTCAGAGGGTCCTTAAGAGTTGACACCGCGGAGTCAGGAATACCAGCCCGGATAGCCTGCATAAGAACGCTCTTAAAGCTATCAGGATCCGCTTCTCTCCAGTCGGTTAGATCCCCGTAATCCTCCGGAACCAGGAGCGGACGCACATCCAGCCCGCGCTCAGCCAGGGACTTACATAGAGAATCTCTAAATGCATTACCAGCGTTATCATTATCGCCGACAACGGAAACCACCATCCCTCCTAGCTTCTCAGCTAGCTCATCTAGGACTATCTCACTCTGAGATAGAGCCGCTCCTCTCAACACTATACTAGTAAGCCCAGCCCCATAAGCGCTAAGCCCATCAGACGGACCCTCAGTTATGACAGTATGGTCTAACCCATCATCCCGCCGCATATATGCCACTTTAGCCCAGGACTCTCCGCCCTTACCGTTAGCTAAGCCGGTCCAGCGTACCTCATGATCCGTTAGAGCCCTAGCCTGAGCGCCCATAGGCACGCCCTCCCAGGAAAGGAAAGGAACCACAAGCCGCGGAACTGCATTCCAGGAGCGGAGCGTATAACCCCACTCCACGGAATAAGCCGCCGTAACCCCCAGCTTAAGCGCGTCCGCATCCATAGGACTCAGACCGAACCTATCAGCGATATAGTCCAGACCCATCTTACCTACCGGATCATACTCATCCAGCTTACGATTAGCGGAACGGACCAGGGTAGCTAACTCCTCGAGCGGTTCCCCCTCAATAGGAGCCGCCTCTCCAACCATAGTAACTCCCTCCATATCCTCAGGCCATCCCCAGGAACCTCCTAGCCCGCTCTGGAGCCCGCGCTCCTTAAGAGCCTCCACGATCTCCGGAAACTTACATCCAGAGCGACAGTACATAAGGAGCTTACCTGACGCGTTAATGTCAACTTTCAGAGAAGCGTTACTATCCTCATGAGAGGGACATATAGCTAGAACCCCAGCGCCCTGACGCTTCCAGCCGTCCAGGAGATCCAGAACTGCCCTAGCGTCATTACTCACCATATTCTCCTAATCCGCTTACTCTCTCTATTGCCGTCACTACTCGGCCAGACCCCTTGCAGATCCAGCAATCAACGGTCGACGTGTAGTCGTTGACATCTTCCTCTTCGCCTGTCCCATCGCACTTTTTGCAGTCAGCCATCCCTTCCGCAATCGCTTCGTCGTCAGCGCTCATTGGTCGTCGTCCCTCGCCAGTTCACGCAAACGATTTGTCAGCGATTCTTCGTCATCGAGCACAGCCCGTAAACGTTCGATCTCGAGGTCACGATTTTCAAGCTTGCGTTTCAACACATCAACGATTGCATCCCTCTCAGCGATCACTTTGCGTTGCTCGATGGACTCGCGCTCGACCTTGGCGGTTCCGTCCAGCATTTTGTTGACTAAGACCCTATCCATTTATCCTCCGCTTCTAGAGCTTCCAGAGCTTCCTTACCCTCCTGGAGATCAGCCACGATATCCATAAACGTAGCCAGACTCATAGCGACCGTAGCCGCCTCCACTGAGCCCGTAGACCCCGTAGTGGCATCTCTACGCCGCTTAACCACCGCTACGCCCCAGGGACGCTTAGCGTGGATAGCCTGACGCTCAGCCGCATCTACGAACTTCCAGAGATCAGCCTTAGACCATTTATCCCAGTCCTTAGCCTGGAGAGTGAAATCCTCCCCTAGATGGATGTCCCCTACATCCGCATAACCAGCCTGGACCGCCCTACGTACGCTAATAGAGTTATGGAGGTTACCGCTCAGGTAGTTAACGATAGCCGTCTCCCACCGCGTACCCTTATCCTTATTAGCTCCCATCATCAGCCTGCGGATCCCAGTCCTCTCCAGCGGAGAAGAAATCATAGAACTGATCGAACATATCCACGGTAGGGCCATCCACTCCAGCCCTAATATCCGCGGAACTAACCCGCTCTACCTGGATCTTAGCCGCCATGATAGCCGCCACTCCAACCAGGAAACCCAGGATAAAGTTATTCATTAGAACGCTCCTTGTAATCCATCTACGCCACCGCGCTCAGGAGCGGAGAAAGCCGGAACCGTCCACGTATGAGACTTACCCTCAATAGTATCTATCGAAACCTCAGTAACGTAAGGAGTAGAGAGACCAGCGTCCTCCGCCGCTTCCTCCAGCTTATCGAACTGAGAAACCGTAGAGCGACTATTCTTAGAGAGGATAAACTTACCCAGATCCTCTAACCCCACGATACGCCCGAAGATAAGACCGTCTGGCTTACAGGCCAGACCATCCTTAGAAGCTTCCCAGAAGTCCTTAGAGTTAGCCCCATAGGTAGCCGCGCACTTACAAAGATCCCCGTCCGTCATCTTCTCTCCATCGCACTGGCGGAGCGTCTTCCACGTACTCTGACTCTTAAGGATCATAGCCGTCCGGAGGTAGTCTACCTGGAAGGTAATATTATCCCCCGTACCTAGCTCTACCTGGAAAGGCTTACGATCATAATCAGTCTCCACCACCTCCACTCCATAGAAGTCCGCCAAGGACTCCGCTACGTCAGGATCATCAGTACGGATAATCCAGAAATCCAGGGACTCAGGCTTACCGTTAACTTGGCGACCGTTCTTAAGCTCCCCCACTACCGGAGCATCCTCAGCGTCCCCAGAACGTGGAGCGCCCGTATTTAGAATCGTAATAGCCATATGAAATATTCTCCTTAGTTGACACCAGAGTGTCAGTAGACCGCATTAGCGGTAGTTTACTTCCCTTACCTTAACGCCCAGACCAGTAAATCTATTCCCAGGAAATCCAGGAGCGTAGACCCTGACCCCACCAGGACTAGCCACCATAAGATATGACTAGCCCTATCACTCATCCCCGACCACGACCTCGACCACTACCTCTACCACGCCCCCGACCACGACCTCGACCCCGACCACGACCCCGACCTCACCCTCCCCCTCGACCCCGACCTCGACCCCGACCACGACCTCGACCTCGAGGTCGACCACGACCTCGACCCCGACCACGCCCCCGACCACGACCACCACGCCGACCCCGACCCCGACCCCGAGGTCGGTGCGCCTAACCCCGCAATCACTTTTGGACCCGCGGCAAATCAAAATTGACAATAGTCGCATCGACAACGGCGTTACGACCCACAATCACCGCACCAACAAACGGTTCAACCTCCGAGAACGAACCCGTTTTGACTGCATCAGCGAAACGCCCCGTATCACCAATCCACGCCGCATCCTGGAGGACTAACTCAGACGAATACACCTCTACCAGTTTCCCTGTGAGGGTCATGGTGACGGTGCGAATCAAATAGTTTTCACCGATCCGCCACGGACCACGGTCACCGCTTGTTCCGATGATCGCATTGTCTTGGCGCAGCATTTCTTTCAAATCCGATATAGACAACTCCACAACAAACCTCCTGATAAACCGAACCGTTTGGCTCGAGACACCCCACCAACACATTCGATGTGATGTATCCAACTCAACGATTATGAACCTCATGCTCCAAAATGTTGACAATCCCTGTGTGCGACGATTCGGACATGCGGGCAATGACGTCGTTCAAACGATCATCCCCGCTCCTTACGTATCGCTGGAGTAGTATCTACTCCGTGGACTATAGCGCCAGACTTAAAATAGACGCTAGCGCCAGGGAAAGTACGGACAGACTCAGAGGACTTAGGATCCTGGAACTTAACCAGACCATCCTTATCTCTCCGCTTCTCACTCAGAAATAGCTTAGCCATACGAACTCCTTAGGTTAAGGGGAGAGGGAACCAACCCCCCCCCTCCCCTACTATTGTATCATAGATCCTCTAGGCCAGATGACCCTTCTCCGTAGAACTTAGGATTATCGCGATCCAGCCAGGAGATAGGAGAGTCCGGATAAAGCTCCTCCTCATAAGTACCCAGCGGAGTCCACTCAGGGACAGTCTCCCCAGGACGCTCCACCGCTACGTTAACCGGAGCCCTATCATCCGTGCCCAGACCTTTAAGCTCAAACTCCATCAGAGCCATAGCGTGAAATATGACAGATGCCAGATGATGCCGCTCAGTCTCCTCATCTATAGACTCCCCATCCCAGAAAGCGTTACTGTGCCGCTGGAGAGAAGCGTAAGAAAGAGACCAGCTATAGCCGCGCTCCCAATTACGATTAGCGTACTTCGCAGCCCCCACTCCGTATAGCTTAGCCACTTCCTCTAGAGGAGCTACAGGAATAAGCTCATAACGTTGTAGCTTCGCCCCCTTCTCCCCTCCAGTAACCGTATCCGTCTGGCGGACCTCTTCCCCATTAGGAGTAATAGAACGCCTCATTCGACCCCCTGAGCATTAAGTACCCGCTGGAGCCACTCCATCAGCGTATCAATCTCATCCCCCGCGTACTGAGTCTCCCCACCTCTCTCCGGATCTCCGAACGAAAGAACAGTAACCGCCTCATCTACGATCAGGGTAACTATCGTATCCACATCTACTTCTAGCATGTAACTCTCCGAAGCACTACTCATCTTCCATCTCCCTTAGCTAGCTTCTTAGCCTCTCCAGTTATATAGCGTACCACTATATCCGGAGTCACCTCGTACTGAGTCTCCCATCCCTCCGGATCTCCGAACGAAAGAATAGTAGCCGCCTGATCGTAGATCAGGGCAACTAGCGTATTCAAATCTACTTCTCGCTTATCATTCTCCGAAGCACTACTCATCTTCCATCTCCCTTAGCTAGCTTCTTAGCCTCTCCAGTTATATAGCGTACCACTATATCCTGGGCCAGCTCGCACTGAGTCTCCCATCCCTCCGGATCTCCGAACGAAAGAATAGTAGCCGCCTGATCTACGATCAGGGCAACTAGCGTATTCAAATCTACTTCTCGCTTATCATTCTCCGTAGCACTACTCATCTTCCATCTCCTTAGCTAGCTTCTTAGCCACGCGCGCCTTACGCGCCGCCTCAGTCTTAGTCAGAGCCTTAATAGTCTTCTCCAGATCCAGTATATCATCCGGTTCCCAGGTATCCACTCCAGCGATAGGATTATAAAGGACCGTATCCTTAAGCTCCCTCTCCCACTGGAAGACTACCAGGAGAGCCTTAAAGATGTCAAAGACCTCAGGACCGATCTCTACAGGGACCAGACTCCAGGAGTCAGGACGTAGATGGATAACTAAGCCCGTAGTGGAATGCTTAGCCCACGGCTCCGGAACATAGTTACCCTCAGCGTCCGCTACCAGCTTCTCCTCAGCCGCGCGATAGGCCGCTAACTGGATAGCTACCTCCGCGTGGACCCCAGAGCGCGTAGTCTTAACGTCTCCCAGGATAGGGACCCCAGGACCCTCATACCAGCTAGGAGGAGCTTCCATATTTGACCACGTAGTGTCAGGAATCAGGAGACTCCTATCCAGCGTACCGCTATAGCCGTGAGCACTAGACCATATGGTAGTCTCTACCTCCAGGATCTCAGCCTCAGTCTCCTCCCGGAAAGCCAGGTAACCCCTAGCGTAAGGAAGGAGATCCTTATGGATCCGCGAGGGAATGCCTCCCAGGTTATCCACGTCCTCAGTCATAGCGTGAACCTCAGTACCCTTAACCGCCGCGACATCAGTAGTCTGCATAGGAGCCCGCTTAAGGAAGTTAATAGCGTCATCCTTCTGACCCTTAGAAACGAAACCAATAACTTCCGCCAGATTCTCCACCGCTTTCTCAGCCACTACCTTAGCGCTCCACCATCGTAGGAAGTCCTTAGGTAGCATATTCACGACTGACGTAACCCCTACCGCCTTCTCCTTAGTCACTGGATGGATGTAGTACCTGGAGTTACCGCGCTTCATAGTCTTAACCGCAGGAGTAGTCACTCTCCCACCTCCGGATCCAGGAGCCCTAACTCCGCCATATTCTCCGGAGTACACTCCTCATTAAGAAGCTCTAGGATGATCTGAGGGATAACGCTCATACAGTCTATGGTATGCATGATCGTAGGAACATGATACCCTACCGCTCCCAGACCAGTAGCCATCAGAGCCGTATCATGGATAGCCTTAGCGAACGTAAAGAGTACGTACTCATCCTTAGACATCTGATCCCGCCATCCACGTAGATCCATAGCGGCCATATCAGCCATAGCCCGGAGCTTAGGGTTATCCCAGGCTAGCCGCCTAGAGATCATAGCAGACTCTCCGATAAGCTTAACCGTACTCTCCATCATCTCCTCAATCGTTACCGTAGGACGCTCTTTCTCCTCAGTCATGTAATCTCCTTCTAGTTATAATGCCTCTTCTAACTGTAATTATGTCCAGGATCCCACGTAATACAGGGTCACCTCCTAAATAACGCTAGAAATCCTGACCGCTCCCGGACCCTTAACCCTCAGCGTACGCCACTGAGCCCTAGAAGGAGTCCGCGTAGCCGATACCCACCAGCATAGCGCCTCCACTATCTCAGTCTCAGGACCGCTCTCAGGCCAGTAGTCCAGCCGTCTGATCTTAAAGTGGCCAGACTTACCCACCACCTTAACCAGTACCCCAGGTACCAGGGTAGGTGCTCCGCGCCTCTTCTCCAGCGTCCACTTATTAAGAACTTCCTTACCTTCCATGATATCTCTCCTTCTCACATCTAAGGGTCAATAATTCGGTTTGATCTAGTGACTGAATACAGTCACTATCCACCTAGGGACTAATAAGTACTTATTCATAGCTAGGTCAATAGTGACTGAATACAGTCACTAAGTGAGGGTATGATCCTCGCGTATGGTGGGAGAGGAGGTCCCCCCGCTTGTAACTACTATAACGGCATCTGAGCGGAATACTGCATAGGCCATATGGCCCTATGACTAAACCGTACCGATAGCGGTACTAATTAGCCATCTCCGTATTACCTCTGACTCATATAAGACGGAAGTGTATGAAACTAAGGGGCTGCCAGACCCCCTAACTTCATACACTCCCTCTGACACTCAGATGTCAACTAGGTAATATGGCCTAACGTAAAGAGAGCCCTAGAACCCAGGATCACGGAGGAGGGGATCCTGAGCCTAGGGCCCATACCAGGAAGCGTTAGCCTCCGGTAAATCTTATGTTAGTGATAGTACGCTCGTATCGTTCAGATCATACGACTCCGCGCTGATATCTGACGTAGATAGAAAAACAGCGGAAGGATGATAGATGTTAACGTTACCCGCCCCAGACAGACGCCGCGCCTGGATAGAGAATACCACGGAGTCCAGATCATCCCCCGTCCCTCCGGACCATCCATCATCATAGCCAGATAGAGAGTTAAGATTAAGCCGTACCTGGAGCGTACGGTCAGTCAGAGCCGGAAGCGCCAGAGAAGCGGAATCCTCAGTGGAGCTATGCGTGGCCCTCAGCCGAACCTCCCCAGTAGTGGCCGCGTCCACAGTAACAGCCATAGCTATTCTAAGGATAGGATGTCCGGTAGCTATCATGGATAAAGCGTACTGAGTATCGAACGATCCAGACGAAACCGCCTCATAGTCTGAAACCTTCTGGACTCCGCCCAGGATAGGAAGAGGAAATAGAGGACCCTCATTACCTACCATAAATACGATACGTCCAGCATCATTACGGACCACCAGACCGAAATCCTCTAATCCACTAGAAGGGTTAGTAAACTCCCCCGCCTGGACTCTGGTAACCGTACCATCATGAGCGGACGCCCTTTTAAGCGGATTATTCCGCTCCAGGAGAGAGATCCTAGTCTCCAGTCCCCTCATATACCGCGCTAAATCTGGCGGTAGTGCAACATCATCAGCCATAAATTCCTCCTTATGTAACGTCAGCGAATAGCTGGAGACTAGTCAGAGTAAGCGTAACCGCTTCCCCGCTGGAGTCTGAGCTAACAGTCTTCTCCACAATACGGTAAGATCCAGAGTCATCCAGGTAACCGTAGTTAGCTCTAAGCCCTACGATATCCCCCACTTGATACTCAGTATGAGCCGGAGGACCAGCCGGATCCACCTTAATCTTATACTGGATAGCAGAAGCGGAACCCCTAGAGAGAACCCTCCCGGCATGAGCCGCTAGAGTCTGCCAGTTAATGACATCAGAGAACGTCTCTACGCTCTGGAGTAAAGGTTCCGTAGCTAGAGCCGCTGGGTTAGTCCGCGTCTGATAGCGCTTATCAGGGCCCTCTCCCTCCCCCATAGCGTCCACCTCATTAACGCGCGCGGAGCCATCCCTAGAGAAGCTCAGAGACTCAGCGTTAGAAGCTATATCAAATACGTAGTTAGTCTGTTGACCCAGAGCCGGATAAGTAGTACGGAACTCCACCGTAGGGACCCCAGCGGAAGAGTAAGCCACGTCATAACGGAAATCAAACCCATCCTCTACCGCCGCTAGTTGCTCGAGAGCCTCCCCGAACGGTTTACGATCCCAGGAGTTATAGAGACGTACCCGCGGTACTCCTGACACATTAGTGTCAGAAGTACCGATAATCCCCAGAGACCCATTAACCGCCTCCAGGAGCTCCATCAGGGACCGCGCGATAGCTAGCTGATCCTGACCGTTATAACTGTAACGCGCCCGCATGATCCGCCGGCGTACGTAGCTATGAAACCCAGCCGCGGAGACGGAAAGCATATTAGCCCCTACGTCCCCCGTAAGACCCCATACCAGCCCGCCCCATATTAGTTTCTCCTCCCGCTCTACCCAGATGATAGACGTAACCGTATCCAGGTTAGCCGCGGAGATAGCCTCCAGAGCGTCCGGATCCTGGATACGTAGCGGCATACTGATATTAGCTGAGCCCTCATTATTAAGCGTCTCAGTAACCGCCACTGAGGTAATGGGAAGCTCCCCCAGGAATACCGTAGGATCCGTAACATCAGAAACCAGAACTCTATACTTAGCCATGCTCTCCTCCTCCTAAACTCAACCCGCCAGATAGGTTAACGATATATCAATACGATCCCCAGTAGCCCACGTAAAGGGAACTGTGGAAGTGATATTCCCCCGTACCAGAGCCGTAGACGCCGCGTTAGCGTAGTTAATAGAAACCTTAGTAGCTAGCGAAGAAGGAGTAACCATAGCCGCGTAATACGTAGTAGCGGAGAGATCGTAAAGTCTCCCGTTACCGTATACAGCGGTATTGGAAACCGCCGTAACCGGAAGATCCAGGTTAAAGCTAGAGGCTACGCTAGAAGTAGACCCCAGCGTAAAGGAAGCCTGAGCCGTAACTAGGTCCCCCACCTTCTGATAGAAGCTATCGCTCCACGTACCGTTACCCTCAGTTATCCCAGCGTCAAAGGAAGGAGACCAGGCTATATCAGGAGTACCCGCTAGCCATCTAGACATCCCCTGAGTAACGCGGACATCCGCAATATAAGAATCTATGACAGTAGTAGCTAGAGCCGGAAGCGTAACCGTAGCCAGACTAATAGAGTTAGCTGGAGCCGTAGGAGTAACTGGACTAGCCGCAGCCGTACCCGCCGTAACCACTAAACTCCAGGCATCCGTAGCGCCGCTATAAGCCGCGTCCTTTACCACCGCTGAAACTAGATCAATCCTAGGATGAGTACTATGAGCCGCCGTAACTACTACGTTAGCCACCAGCCTATTCTCAACATGATAGATCCCCTGATACGTGGCCTCAGTACCGCGAATAAACGCGCGACCCCCAGCGATATCCACGGACATATTAGCGCCTCCAGACGCCCGCTGAGTCACCGCCATATTAGAGGAGTGAATAACGCCGGCCGCTCCGCCAATAAGGCTATCGAGCATCCTACGGAGTCCTTCAGCTGGATGAGTAGCCCCCTGGATCCACGTAGCTGGATTCTGAATAGTCATAACGCCCCTCCCTTATCCGAAGATTTCTATAATAACGATACCGTCCGCGCCCGCTCCACCATTGAGAGCAGACCCACTAGCCCCCTGAGCGATACCAGACCCGCCACCGCCAGGAGCGTTACCCGCATGCGCGCCCTCAGTAGAACGCGGATTATCCGTAGAGCCCGCGAAGTAAGACGCTCCCCCCTGACCCCCCATTAACTGATTAGCTGAGGAGAGCCCCAGAGAAATCCCACAACCGCCTCCAGAACCATTAGCCGTAATGTCCCCAGTATTAGAGGTACCCCCAGAGCCAGAAAGCGAACTAGAAGCGTAAGTCGCCGCCGAGCCGAACCCGCCACCAGAACCTCCACCAGCTACCACTATCGTAGATCCGAACTGAGAAGCGCCACCAGAAGCTCCACCAGACGCTCCGACACCACCAGCCCCGCCACCGCCCACGGTAACCGCTACCGAAGAAGCCAGATCCTCTACCAGAATTACAGACTCAGCGTAACCGCCACCACCGCCACCGCCTGAATTATTGAATTGACCGCCCGCCGTAGCACCAATACCTGCGCCTCCCGCGCCTCCGCCCACCATACGAACGCGGATAAACTTAGCCCAGGGATACGTAGCCTTAACGAACGCCGCTCCCGCTCCGCCGCTAGACTGAATAACGCTAGCGTAATGAGGGTTATACTGAGTCCGGTTATCAGCTATGTTAGCGTCCACGATCGTAGTAACCGCAGCCCCCACCGTAACAGTAGCCAGGAGAAGAGAGTTATCAGGCTGAGTAGGAGCCGCTGGAGTAGGATCCGGAACGCCCGTAACTACCGCCAGACTCCAGGCATTAGTAGCGCCAGAGTAAGCCGCATCCTCCACCTTAGCCACGATCAGATCAATGCGTCCGTCCGTAGGGTCACTAGCGGAGATGCCTACGTTTGTCGGTAGCCTATTCTCAACATGATAGACCCCCTGATAAGTACCCTCAGTACCCAGGATAAACGCCCTACCAGCCGCTACGTCCACGCTCATATTAGCGCCAGACGCCCGCTCAGCTACCAGGAGATCCCCAGTAGCATAGAAGCCCTCAGCCCCATCAGTCATAGTATGGAGCATCCTACGGAGTCCTTCCGCTGGATGAGTAGCCCCCTGGATAAAGCTAGCTGGATTATTCTCAGTCATAAATCCTCCTTAAGCCCACGTATCAGGCCAGGTAGCCGTTAGCGTCGCGCCAGTATCAGTAGGAGCCCGAAACTCCAGAGTATTAGAACCCTTAGCCAGATCAAACCAGCTAGAGGTAGTATCTAGAGCGAAATATCTAGACGCCCCAGTACCAGACGCCGCGGAGCCATCCAGGGTAACCGTACGTAAATCCGTATCTAGCTCCACGTAGGAGCCGTCCGCTATCGTCAGGTTAAGCTTAAGCTTCTTACCCACCGTAGTATTCTCCACCTCCGGATCAATACAGGGACCATCTATACGTAATACTACCGGAGCCGGATAGCTCCCGTCATTAACCACTACTAGTTGACCGCCAGTATCCGTAGCTCCGAACGTAAGCGGAAACGTAAGATTGAACGTCATACCACCAGAGTTAGAAGTAAGATCCACATTACCAGTATTCGTAGCCAGGGAGCGGATCCGTCCGTCCGTACAATGTAGCTGAATATCAATCTCAGCCAGACCGTTAAGGAACTGGAGATCCATAGGCATATCCCTTTTACGGACCCTACAGTTAACGTAAGACTTGATACCCCCAGCTAATCCAGGCATCTGAAAAACCATCTGGACCTCATCCTCAGAAGGAGAGAAAGCCTCCTCCAGAGCGTGGACTAGCGTAGTCATAGTGGACGGAGTTGACTCCGCTATGTCAATAGCCATAGAGAACGTCTTATCCCCTACGAAGTCATCCCCAGCCCGCGAACCCTGGCGGAAGAGGAAAGGCTTATCCTGAGACCTGACCGTAGGAGCCGCGGACAGACCCTTAATGAGTCTGAGATCGTAAGACGTACCGTCTCCAATAACTAGCCCGTTCCGCTCTACCATCCAGTCCGTAGTAACTAAGTCACCTATAGCCATTATCCAGCCCTCCTAAGATCCCAGAGAACCGCCGCTCCGATGCCCTCAGCCGTAGCCTCAGACCCGTAAACGTTAACGGTAACTCCTTCTCCGATACCCGCCCCGCCAGACTCCCGCCTAGACGTGACACGTCCACTATTCATACCTAGATTAAGAACCTCAGGACCATCCTCCCCCACGATAAAGCGCCCACTAGCTGAGCCGCCATGCCTGAGATGAGAGATATCCCTAGGGTTAATCTCCACAGTACCCACTCCAGGGATATGAGTATTAAAGCTAATTTCCAGGGCCCGGTTAATACGGTCGATAACCTGAGTATTAACTACGCCCTTAATAGCGCGCATAATGTCCCCAGCGATATCTCCCGCTATACCGATACCAGAAGAGAGCCCCGCTTTCATACCGTCCAGAATAGCCGTACCCATAGCCTTAGCAGCGTTCAGGATCCTAGATGGAGCTTTCTTAATCTCATCTATCAGAAGATCCAGACCCAGAGCCATAGCAGTTTGGAGAGTACCCTTAATGTTCTCCATAACTCCGCCCAGGGTACGCTTAATCCCTTCCCAGACCTTCGCCCAGTCTCCCCGGAAGATGGCGCTAAACGTATCCCAGATACCCATAATGATCTCAAAGGTTCCCATAAAGTTCCTAACGATGCCGTCCAGTACTGGCTTAATGACATCCCACATAACCTGAGCGCCCAGAGAGACATCCGCGAAGAAGTCAGGAGCCCTCTCAGCTAGCCACTCAATACCCGTAGCTAGCCCTTCCACCGCTACCATCAGTCCCTCCATTACAGGGACCAGAGCTATCATGATCTGATTCTTAATGATCGTAAACCGCTCTCCCAGACTTCTCATCTGAGTAGCGTACTCCGCCGTAGCGCCCTCATTATCCGTAAGGGAAGCGCGGAGATCATCTAGAGGACCAGTTCCCCGACTCATAACCCCCATAAACTCACCAGCGGAAGAACCCATAGCCAGATAGGCCGTATTAGCCTCCTCCTGAGTAACTACGCCATCAGCCATAGACTCATTAAGGGAATCCCATTCTGCTTTCATCTGCTCAGGAGTGAGATTAGCCATACCAGACTTAAGAGCCTTAATAGCCTTAGCCGCGTTAATACCGTTATCCTCCATATGAGCCACCAGAGTAGTAGCTTCTGAGAGGGAGAGCCCCATACCCTGGAGCGTCTGACCTGACTCAGAAACCGTCTTATCCAGGAGACCAATATCCACGCCCGTAGCCTGAGAGACGGTAGCTAGATCATCTAAGTGATCTGTAAGACCCTCAGCGTCTAGCCCCCAGCTATTCATAGTTTCGCCTACCGCTTGCTCAGTAATAGTACCGAACCCCAGCCGGTTAAGATCGAAGAACTGGACCGTTAACTCTTCTAGATCGTCCCCCAGGAAACTCGTAGCCGTAGAGATATTACCGGAAGAAGCCGCTACCTTATCAAACGCTTCAGGGAGCCTAGCCATAGCCTCCTGAGCGGAATCCCAGGACACCGCCAGAGCGTCCCCGCTCAGCCCAGTAGAAACCTGAAACTCCCGCATATTCTGATCCATGTCAATAGACGCCACCGTAAGCGCGCCCAGAGCCGCCACTCCCACCAGAGCCGCGCCTCCAGCTACCGCCATACCCGCTCCAGTAGAAGCTCCGAACCCAGCTATAGACGCCTTAGCCTGACCCACCGCGGAGAGAAGACCCTTAGCGGAACCTATGATATCTACCGAAATAGCGTTAGCCATTACTCACTCCTTTATTTCAATCGGTCGCGCATACTAGCTGCCTTAGCTCTATCCGCTACGTACTCAGTCATAGCCGCCACTTCCCAGAGACTCAGAGACGTAACCTCAGTCCAGGTAAGCCCTAGCTGATCCATAAGCTGGAGACGTAGGACCACTCTGGATCCCCGCCTCCGCTCTAGTTTCCCTTTACGGCCGCCGCCTTTTTACCAGGAGTCCCAACGTTACCATCCGAACCGTGGAGCTTAATCCCGCCTAGCGGAATACGCTTAACGGACTCAATCGTAGCCGTAGGATCCGTACGTAGCCGCGTGATAAATCCCATAGCCAGAATAAACTTAACCTTAGGAAGCTCAGTAATCTCAGTCTCCGTAGTGGGAATCATCCCCACGATCTCCTCAAAGATATCTAGTTCCCCGTAGTCCAGCGTATTAAACGGTACTCCGTGGATCTGGACCTCTACGTTAGGCTCTACCTCTTCTACCTTAGTTTCCTTCTCAACCGTCATAACCATAACCTCCTCCGGACGCTGAGCGCCCTATTATAATCCGATCTCATCTATAAGCTCATCCATAGCCTCATCATAAACCTTAACCATCTCCTCATACTTAGCCGTTAGAGCGTTAGCTATGACTGGATGGCCAGGCATAGACCCTCCCTGAGAGCGACTAGCATGCCCCCAGTTATAAGCTCCAGCGTAAGGAATAGATTTCTTACCCATCTTTACGGAAGCTCCAGTAGGAGTACCCGCCGCCTTAGTGCTCTTCTGAAGAGCGCCAGAGAATACCGCCACGTTAGGCCGCGCCTCATCAGCGATAACGGTCGCCGCCTTAAGGCTAACCTTCTTAAGTCTCTTCGGAAGCTCCTTATCCAGTTGCTTAAGTTCCTTATTAAAGTCCCTTAAACCGTGGACGATTAGCTTAGGCATGGCGCCTCCAATTCCCTAGCAGATAAGTCACCAGTGTAACTAGTGACGGATGTCGCTTAGCTATAACCCAGTCCAGGGACCGTATTAGAGCGCTAAACTATCCCGCGGAGGGAGGGAACCCGAACGTACAATCGTCCTAGATCCCCTCCCAGCGGAGATAGTTACCCCCGTCCCTTACGGTCGAAATCCATTCTTAAACGGAATGATCGTAGCAGTAGCATATCCGCCAGTACTGGGAGATCCCGAAACCGTCAGAACCGCCTTAAGGAAATTCTTAGTACCGTTGTAAGCAACCGCTATGATCCGCTCATCAGCCTCATCCGTACCCGCCGTCATGACACCAGAGAACCCAGTATCAGCCGTATAGGATCCGCCCAGGGTATCCGAAGACGTAAGGCTGGGAGTAAACGTGCCATCTGTAATTACGCCGTAATTGAATAGTACTAGCGCCTGATCTACTCCAGTGAGATTCGCCGCCGCTCCCGTCTTAGTAGTAGTGATAATCGCCGCTGGAGCGATGGAGACCGTAGGGCTAACTACGTCCTGAGGGTTAGAAATCTTACTCATAATATTCTCCTTCTAGCCGTTAGGCCGATAATTAGACCGCGGTATCCGTAGTCATGTAAGTCATAGAAACGATAGGGTTAGTGCCATCGTAGAGCGCCTCAAAGGGAAGCGTCTGGACTGGAGTATCTTCTACCGCAGCCTTAGGGTTACCGTTAGTCCAGTTAATAGCTTTCATCCGGAGGGAGAGGTAATGATTATGCGCGCCCTCAATATTGGAGCCCGTCCACTTAAGCTCAATATCTGAAACCGTCTGGCCCGTCCACTCCGCGTAGCGCGTAGTAGCCGTAAGATCCACGCTGATCTCCCCCGTATAACGTGGGATCCCAGAGCGTACAGGTTCTTTCTTAAGGTTAGAACCGCGGAGGTAACGCCTATCAATCTTAAGCCCTAGATCAGCCTCAAAGGAAGCATCCAGAGCGTCCAGCGTCTCAGGAGTACCATCAGGATCCAGCGTAACCGTACACTGAGTCCAGTCAAAAGGAGTCTGAGAAGCGATATACGTAGGAGTACCCGCCGCCGTAGAGATGTCGGAATCCTCAAAGTCATAATCCACGTTAAGCATTAGGAGACCATCTAGCCCCTGGCTGAGCTTCCAGCCCGTAGCCTTAGCGCCATGATACGTATACTGTTGAGTACCCGTCTCTAGCTCAGGACGTAGGATCTGCATAGTCAGACTATCAGCCGGAGCCGCGGCCGTAGTAGCGTACGTTTGGAGGTAAGCCGCCGTAGACGCTTGCTGAGTAGGACCAGCCTTAGAACCCAGAAGCCCGCCCAGGAGAAGACCCATACCCTTATTCATAAAGTCAACTTCCAGAGACGCGCCGCCTCCCATATTGACCGTAATAACTCTATCAGAGCGGAGACCCTGAGTACCAGCCCGGAAGCCGATAGACTCTAGTCTATTCTGCTCCCGCTCAAAGGAGTCCGCCTTACCCTCATACGCCCTAGCCAGTGTAACCGGAGTACCGTAGGTAGTTTCCAGACCCACCATAACCGCCGCATCTAGAATACTCATACCGTCTCTCCTTCTCCAGATCCATCAGGATCCTCATAGTCATCCTCAGATGGAAGATCCACCAGGAAATCAGGATGGCCGTTAAGAGCCACCGCGTCCGATAGGAGGACTTCTACAGTCTCATCTACCGCGAAATTATACCAGCGACCAGAAGCCCCGTAGACCTCCACCGCGTTACCCGTATTAGTGACCTCAATCATAGTAAGCGCTCCTTAATCTCTAAGTTAATCGTAGTCTCCACTAGCCGAAAGCCTTCCGAAGTATCCGTATGCTCCACCTTATAGCCCATAACTAGGCACGTCATAGCGCCAGAAGTTACAGGATTATTAGGCCACTCTGGTGGCTGAGCGTCCGCTAGGAACCCCTCAATAGCCGCCACTATGACTAGGTTCCGCGTCTCCGCCGCCTCAGGATCAGAGATGATCTCAGTTGACACCATTAAGTCAACATCCCAGATATTATAACGCTTCCGCCGTCCAGAGTTAAAACGGTACTCCGTATCCTCTAACGTCCTCATACTGGAAAGGAAGTAGACAGACTCCCGCCGTAGCTGATCCACTGGAGGACGCGCATACGTAGCCTGGATATAAGTAGGAGCCGCCGCCGTATCAGAGGCTATCGCTAGCGTACCGATCTCCGCCAGGAGGTTAGACTTAACCGTACCCACCGTAACCGTAGTAGCCATCAGATACTCCAGCGATGGTTATGACGATTGAGGACCACGTTAACGTCAGGAAGGTTAGTAGGACGCCCAGGGGCCCCAGCCTGAGCGCGAACCTCAAACGCCCCCTCAGGAGTAGTCAGGTTAAGCGCCCTATCAGGGAGCCTAGACTCCTGATTAAACGCCCAGTTACGAGCAATAGCCCGCGCGCACCATCTGATATCAGCCAGAGCGTCCACGCTAGCATCATCAGCCTTACCAGCCGTACCCACTATAACGATATTCTCCCCGCCATCAGATCCAACGGACCAGACCCCAGAAGAGCGGACCGCTTCCCCGTTAGCGTGGATGACGTACGTAACCCCAGAATCAGCTACGCCATCTATCGTAACTGAGGAGATCGTGCGCCCGAAGAGGATAGGGTAACCCTCAGCATCCGTAAGCCGGATACGCTTAGACCCATTACCGTTAAGGGTAATAGTGAAAGCGTCATAGGCCGCGGAGGTAACATCTCCAAAAGATGTACCCGTAGCTCTATCCACAGTATTCTTAGCCATCAGAATAGCCTCATTAAGGAGAGCGTCTGAGTGGACCGCAATATCTCCCAGGCCATCTAGGGCCCGCATCTCCGCTAATGTAGTATAAGCCATCCTGACCTCCTCAGTCTTCCTCTAGGGTAATCTCAGCCGTCTCAGTAGGAGGAGCCACCGTAGCCCGCTCCACTACTTTCTTAGCTCTCTTCTTCCGTAACTTCTTAACTTCCTCCACGATCTCATTCTCCTCAGCATCCCGCCGAGCTCTAACCGCGCTAGCGTGACCATAAGGAACATAACGCCCGTTAATATGTGGCATACTCTCTCCTCTCAATACGTAAACGGTAGCGCCCCAGGGAGGGCAGACTTAGCCCACCCTCCCCAGGGAACACTTACTTAACCGCTAATCCGTTAAGATCAGCTAGCCGCATTAGTGACAACCGTAAATGCGTTATTATCAATGATTTCCCCATCAGCCCGTACAACGAACTTAAAGGTAGTGAGATCATTAAGGAACGCGTAATCAGTACTACGCTCAGCCCGGATAGAACCTACCAGACGGACCATATAGCCGCGCTTGAAATCTCCGAAGAGACCAATCTTAGCGTTAGCTCCGATAGTAGCAACGTTACTATCCGTAAATACTGGCTTACCCAGAAGGGTATCAGGAGCGCCCGCCTGGAGTCCTGGCTGCCATGCGAAGTTATTAGCTTCCGCAGCTACCAGAATTTGACGGATACCCAGAACGGTAGCATCATTAAAGATCCATGATGCATTCTGACGATAGCCAGAAGTAATATCATGGTAAGCCACCATAAGGTTACCCGCCGTAGGAAGTGCCACGCCGGTAGAAGCGGTAACGTTAGAACCGTTATCCACGCCGTTAGGCTGAGAGGAACCCGTCCCCGTAAGGAGATGAGTGCCCACGCCATTACGGACTCCCTCGATAGCCTGAGCGGTAATTTCACTCATAGCGTTACTGACTGCATGATCTTCCTCGAGCTCTGAGGAAATCTGGATAGCCAGGCCATACTTATATGCGTTAAGGGTAACCGTGGTAAACTGAGGATCTGACTCAGAAATAGCCGCCGCTTCCGCTACCAGCGATGCAGTAGAGAGGGTAGACATGACTGGGAAATCCATCTGTTCTCCACCAGGAGTAACGACCGTTCGCCCCAGGCTAAACATGCTGGAACCAGGAGCCGTAAGACCCTGATAAAGTTGACCGAAGAGCGTAGTAGGAACTAGCTCCGCGCCATCAGTATCAGTACCAGCCTTAAGATCGCGCTTCTCTCCCATACCCATACCCATAAGACCGCGGACCTCTTCCTTAACGGAAGGAACCGGAGCCTCTTCCGCCACCTTACGCGCACCAATAAGAGCGTCAAGCTCCAGGCTACGCGCCTCAGTCTCAGCCGACTTAAGAGCATCATTAACGATAACGTCCTGAGCGTCAATCTCAGCGTTAGAACGTGAAATATACTCGAGCTCTTCCTGAGTAGCTTCCCGATCTCCAATATCCGTAACTTTAGCGCGTAGCGCCTCAATAGCATTACGCCGCGTATCATACGCCGCGCGTGCAACATCATGGTAACCCATAATAATCATCTCCTTCTCCTGACATCAGAGTGCCAGAAAGTATAGAAGCTAGGAATATCCTAGCCCTTCTTTCCTTAATGCTAAGTAGGGAAGATCCCAGGGTTAGCCTAAAATATAATGTAATGCGTTAGATCCCTTATTCTGAGGGAGAGGAACCGTCTCCGGAGTCTCCTCAGTTAATGGATCAGGGAGAGTGGACTCAGCCGGAGTCTCCCTATCTTCCTCTTCTAGCTCCCGCGCTTCCTGGATCCCATAGCTTCTAAGAGCCACGGTAGTATCTAGGTACGCTGGAGAAACCACTGGACCTAGCTCATACAGCCGCACCTCATTAAGAGTCCGTACCCTAGTTCCATCCTCATCCTTAGACCAGCTATCTCCATTAGGAGTAACTGAGAAAGTAAAGGAAGACCCGAAGAGATCCCCGCGATTAGCTAGGACTTCTACATCTCTGCCCGTAGTGGTATCAGGGAGATCCACCTCATAGCGTACCCCCACCTCATCCACACTAATACGCGCAGTATTAGCCGCCGTACGCCCCAGGAGAGCGCCCACGTCATGATTAAGCGTAACCAGAATATCCTTCTGATTCTTAATCGTACGGTTAAACGCCTTAGGAGAAATCTCCTCCTCAAACCCGCCTAGATCCTGAGAGCGCTTACCAAAGACCGCACCATACCCCACCAGGGTACGGTTACCATCATCATCCGCGCGGATCTCGATAGGGATAGATCCCATAACTCTAGTCTCATTCTCCATCAGTCTCTCCTTCTGGCGGATCTTCTACCGCTATATCAGTTGGTAATTCTTCTACTGGCACATCATCCTTAGGAGCCTGAGCTAAAGGAATCCACGGAACCGCCCCCAGACCATCAGGGAGAGGAGCTAGACCCTCAGAGTTACGCGCCTCATCAGCCGTCCAGAGCCCGGAGCCCACGTTCTTACGGTGGTTATCCCAGCGTTCCGTAGTAGCTCCACGTAGGAGCGCCTCTTCATCCAGGTTAATATACGCCTGAGAAGGAGTAGGAGCCGCCTTAGCCGCCTGTACCTCAATCTGGAGGAGCATAGTGAGAGCCGCCTCTATCCGCTCAATCCAGGGACGCAGCGTATGAGTAACGTAAGCAGTATTCTGCTCAGCCATACCCGAACCCCAGCCCGTAGTATTAGTAGTGTCAGAGATCAGATGAGGAGGAATACCATAGATCCTAGCTACCTCCTGGACTCCGAACTTCCTAGTTTCTAGGAACTGAGCCTCATTAGGAGATACCTGTAAGGACTTAAACTTAGCTCCCTCCACCAGAACCGCTACGGACTTAGCCCGGTTAGGACCGCCGTAAAGCTCCTTCCAGGAAGTACGTAGAGCATCCTGACCCACTGGAGATAGCTTAGTAGTATCAGGTACTTCTATGATACCGCCAGGAGTACCGTCATTATTAAAGAAGCTGGAACCGTACCGCTGAGCCGCTATGGAGATACCCAGCGTCTCCGCCGTCTCCGCTATCGGACTCATAGCCATAAGAGCGCCAGGCTTAGTCATCCCGCGGATATGCAGAATCTCTACCGGAGCCCTACCAGTAAACTTAGAAACCCCCTGGAGAATAGCGCCAGAAGCCGCAATCTCATAAAGCCCGCGCTGAGTAGCGCGAACCCCCGTAGGGTCCAGCACTATCAGATCCTGTATAGCTCCCTCAGGAGTCCACGTAACCAGGACGTAAGCGTTACCGTCTGCCAGGAGACTAACGCCTACCTGGCCTAAGAAATCTACCCAGGTATCCCAGCGGCTAGGGTAGTCCAGCCATACAGGACGCGGACGGAAAGGCTTAGGGAAACCATCTACCCTCCGCATACTGTCGCGCGGAAGCGTAGAGAGTCCCTCTGAGATGATCCGCCAGGAAGCGTAAACCGCGGAGAGAGTAGTAGCCGTATGAGAGTTAACCTTAACGCCCGCCTTCTGATAACCAGAAACCGTTAGGTCTAAATGCTGATCCCATACATCCTGAAAGGAAATCGACCGCGCCCCCAGGGAACCTTTCATAGCGTCTAAGATACTCATTCCGTAACCCCATTCTTAGCATACTCAGCCGCTACCTTTAGACATAACAGACCGCCCAGGACCAGAGCGGAAGGAGCGTATATAACGTACGCCCCCGCCACCAGGAGAGCCAGACCCGCCAGAGATACCAGTACAAATATTACATCAGAAATCATGTAACCTCCTCTAGAGGATCAGTAGTAGAGAATCATCAGACGCCGGATCCTCTTTCATCCAGAGACGCGCCCGCTCCACCGCAATAATAGCCGCCACCGCTAAATCTATATGATTCCTGGATGACTTATACTCTTTAGTTATGTACGCTCCGCTAGGAGTAGTCCTTAGATTAGCGTTAGCCAGATGTCTAGCCAGAGCCGCGTTACCGTCATGAGTAAACTCCTGATCCATAACCGCCTGATAGAACCCACCAGTAGCCGGAATCATACGCCCGCGAACGTTAGTAGGAAACTCTAGGAGAGGTACCCCGTAATCCTCCTGGAGCTTATGTAGAGTCTGCTCAAACCTATACGGATCAGCCGCCATCTCCTTAACCCGGAACCGCTTAGTAGTAGCGATAACTACCGCCTCTACCTCCGCCGCTGGAGTCCTCCAGTCCGGATCATTAGGAGGAGCCTCCCAGTGACCTATAACCTCCATATGGAAATCTTCCAGGGATACCGCTATGAGCGCGGTAGAGTCACCCTTCCACGCTCCATCGAACCCTAGAATAACGTCCTCTCCATCCCGGAGCTTACGCTCAGAATCCTCCAGAGCCGCCCAGGACCCAGAAGGGAGGAACGCGCTAGCGGAGGTAGTCCAGCCGTTAAGCTTAAACCGGATAAATGCGGACTCATGAGTCTGCATTAGAGCGGACTCAAACTCAGCTACCGGATCTGACATGATAGACCAGAATGGATTATACTTACGCCAGAGAAGAGGATCCTCATGATTCCAGGATGGATCCTGCATATCCTCAGCCGTAGGACCCCACCAAGTCATCCCAAAGGAAGGGTTATCTTTCTCCCCCTCCTGGCGGAGCCCGTTAAGGTAATGACCAGAAGTAAGCCGCCCTATCTGATAGAGGAGCCCTAAAGGACTCTCTAGATCGTAGCCCGCCGTAGAGATGACCATAGTAAGCGGAGACTTACGCGCCGCCGCTCCCAGAGTGAGAGCCTGATAAAGCTCAGGGTTCTTAAAGATATGTAGTTCGTCAAAGATGACAAAGGAAGGGTTAAGCCCTTGCTGGAGACCAGCGTCCGCGGAGAGAGCCTTATAGACTCCGCCGTTAGTAGTACAACGGATCTCCGTACGGTATGTCTGGCATATCTCAGAGAGATCAGGAGAAGCGTTAATCATCCGCTTAGCCTCGTCAAAGACTAGCCTAGCCTGAGCCCTATCTCCCGCCGCGCTATAAACCTGAGGAGCGCTATCATGCTTATCCCCCACTAAGTGATAGATAGCCAGAGCCGCGCCCAGCTGAGATTTCCCATTCTTCCTAGGAAGCCCCAGGACGTACGTCCTCTTAATCCGCTTACCGTCATCATCCTCAGCGTACATATCGTAGAGGATATCCTTCTGGAAATCCTGGAGGATAAATGGCTCCCCGATAAAGGAATGACCCAGAGTAAGGAACGTCTCTATAAAGTTAATAACCCTATCCGCTTCTGAAATCATCTACTCATCTCCCCCCAGGATGTCAACTATAAGTAACCTTAGACCAGGAGATCCTCCAAAGTATTAGCCGCCTGGCGGATCCGCTGGATAGCCGGAAGGACCCCTACCGGAATCTCAGCCGGAACCTCTACCGTTACCGTAGTGATCTCAGGAGGAGTAGCCAGGATCTTAAGGAGCCGTCTCCAGTTAGCGTTATCAGGGAAGGTATCAGGATTAGGAGTACCACGCTTAGACTCAAACCACTTATTAGCCGCCTTAGTCCTATCTCCTATCAGTCCGTCCACGTCCCCCGGATCCATGCCCGCAGCCAGTAGGGCTCTCTGCCATAGCTCCACCGCCGCGGAATACTCAGAGCCGGAAGCCCTCCGGATATACTCAGTATTCCAGTTAATCATAGGTACCATCATATCCTCCTCAGAATTACTATTAGATATATCTACCGTACCGCTTAAAACCTCATCTACCCGCGCGCGGATCTCAGGGATAACCGCCATCAGACGCTCTCCACAACATGACGTAGAGCGGTAATTCCTATGCGGTTCCAGCTTAAACGACCGCGTAACGTGACCCGCCAGGATCCAGCGAACGATAAGACCAGCCACCGTACCGATAACCATAGGGTTAACATCATCTCTCCCCGGAGTCTGGAAGTCTCCAGGTACCACCAGGGATAGAGAACGCCTATCCATAACCTCACCGTTGTACTTACCCGTAGCGCCACCCTGGACCAGAGGACCGCGGAGATCCGTAAAGTAATCCTCAGCGTTAGACGCCGCTCCATTATAAGCGATATCATCGTAAACGCCGCCATGATGGTAACGATCTACTGACCGTAGGATGTCAAAGAAAGGACCCTCCGGAGTAACCGTATGATGGAGAACCACCAGCGGAACCGGATAACCCTTACTAGTCATAGGATGATCAGTAATCCTCTTAGCCGCTAGAACCTTCCACTCATTAGTAGCAACATAGCCCATATTACTCCCCCTTTTCATTCCACGCCTCAAACGCGCTCTTAGCCTTAGTGCGCCCGATCAGGATCGTATGGCGCGCCTGAGGACTGAGCCCCAGCCTATCCTCCACCGCTATCAGCCGCCCCTCTATATCGCTTAGGATCCTAGCCGCTGGATGTTGGACAACCTGACCGCCAGAACCGGAAGCCACGTAGCCCTCGTCTCGCAGGAGCGTAAGCATCTTATCCCGTCGCGCCATCATCTGTACGTACCGCTGGACCAGACCGTAATCCGCCACCGCGTGATAGATCCCATCAGGGCCCCCTAGCTCCCACGTAGAGAACCAGAGATCCACGTCCTCAGCGGAGAACCCATCAGGAGGACCAGGAGTAACCCAGTCCACGTTAACCACCGTATGAGCGTTCTTAACCAGGTCCCCGTCCCCGTTACGTAACCGCTCCTCAGGAGCCTTCTTAGCGCTCATAAATTACTCCTCCCAGTGTTTAGCTCCTCCTAATTAACCCGCCTCACTCCGCCACTAGTCATACAGCCTCATAAGGAGCAGGCCAGACCAGACCGTTAGCCTTCATATAAATCTGAGCTACCCGAAACTCATCCTCTACCCGCTCTATCTGAGCTATCCTATCCTTAAGCTCCTTAATTTCCTTATCCTGACGATCGAACTCAGCCCGGATCCTAGAGTCAATTAGCGAAGCCATACCTACCTCATTCTCCGCGCTAGCCGTAGCTCTGGTACCTCGGTATGCAACCCAGGAAGTATAAGCCGTCTGGAGAGCAACTAAGACTCCCAGAGCGATAGTAGTAGGATCCATTATGGTACTCTCCTTATCTGATCGGACATGAGCCCGTTAGGCAAATATCATTTATACTTTGACCCATCTCCCGGAGGATAGAGTCCTTAAATTCCTCTTCCGTAATACGCTCCATAGGAGACTGAGGACGCGACATATCAGGAAAGACCGTAGTCCCCTTAAGGTACGGACCATAGATAGAAAGCGCCGCCATCATCTCAGCTAGAGAATACTCATCAGCCTTAATGTTAACCGTATAACTAACCGCGTTATCAGCGTAGTAATACTGTACTAACATCTGAGCCCGGAGCATATCGTGGAGACTAAGCTCCTCTACGTCCTGGATCATGTCGCCGTAATGCTGGACCGCTAAATCTTCCACGTAGAAGGAGACCACCTTAGTACGTGCTGAATAGAGATCATCCTCTATCGGATAACCAGCCGCCTCCAGAACCACCAGACTACCGGAGTCCTCCGCATAACGGACCCTCCGGATAAAGTGCTTAGCGTACACTGGATGGATACCCTCAGTAGTACCAGGAAGCTTAGCGATAGTTCCAGTAGGAGCAATTGTAGTAACCTTAAGAGGACGGTTAACATGGAGCCTATCAGCCTCCGCATATGCAGAGCTAGACGCCGCATCCCTCCACTTAGTCAGAGACTCAGCCACCTCATGAGTAGGATCATCAGCCTCAGAATAGCGGACGCCCCTATAGGCTAACCACTCCTGATATCCGAAGAAGCCTACACCTATACGCCGGTTCCGGTTCTTAACTTCTTCCTGGCGCTGATCAGAGGACTTACCAATAGTGGCCCGTACCAGAAACGCGCCCATCATCCGGAAGCTACGCTCGAGCTCCACGGAGTCAGAATCTAAATGAGCCGGATGAGCTAAGTTGACATGACCTAAACAACATTGCTCCCACTCCTCCAGAGCGATCTCCCCGCATGGATTAGTAGAGCGAACGTCCCCACGCTCCCCCTTCGAGGCTAGCGAAGAGTTAAAGATCCCCGGTTCCCCGTTAGCCAACATCCCAGCGGAGATAGCCCGGAGGATCTCCAGAGCTTCCCGCTTCTCCATCTCGATAGCTTCCCAGAACTCAGTATCCACCTCCACTGAAATATTAGTAGACCAGTGAGAGCCAGAGTCAGATTTACAGGTAAGGAACTCATGGATATACGGATCCTCCCAGTGGAGAATAGACATCCGCGCGGAGCGTCTAACATTACCCGCTACTACGCAAGCCGCGATCTCATGATCTATCTGCATAGCCTGGATAGGGGTAAGCGTACGGCTACCGTCCGTAAATGTCCCCGCACCGCTACACTCCGCCAGGGCCCACCGTACGTTAAGGAGCATCTGAGCTAAGGGAAGAGGACCGCTAGCCGTACCTCCGAACCCAGCGATAGGAGAGCCCGCTCCACGTACCGCGGAGAGATCAAAGGATATAGCGTCCGCTCCTCCCGTTACAGAATGCTGGAAGAGAACCCGGAGCGCCTCTACCCATCCCTCTCTAGAATCTTCTACTACGTAATTAGGAAGCAGCGGGATACCTGCCGTATCAATTCCCGCCAGAGTGAAAGCTTCCGTGTCAGGATGGAACCTATCCAGGACGATCCCCACCATAGGGACACTTCTAATCCCAGGTAGACCAGCCAAGTAAGTAGACGAGTAATTAGCACCTACCCCACCTCCTAGCATTAGCTGATCGAAGAGAAACGTAAAGTGATCTTCTAGACGCGGGCCCCAGCCCGCCCTATGACAATTAAAGAGCCCCAGGCCAGAGCCGGAACCAGACGCCCATAGATGTCTACCCGCTGGAATGATCCGCATATCCTCAATAGCTTCCCGGATCTCAGCCTCAGTAAACTCCCCGCTCCCCAGGATCCCAGCTAGCTCCACGTTACCGCGTGCCGTTCTAGCTACCGTCTCAGGCCAGACCTCAGCCGTACCGTTACCTCGAGTACGAGCGTACGTACGCTTGTAAACTTCTTCTCCCAGTGGGCCGAACTCCATAGCTTCTCCTTAACCTGGAACTAAGAATCCCCCGTCCCTGGTCTGACGACTGGGTGCGGGGGATTATCTCGTACAGACGCAAGCCCCGCCCCCCGTGTGGTGGCGGGCGAGCGGGGCTTGCTAGCTTCGGGCCTCGC